TCCATCTAACATAATTAAAATGAATCAAATAAAAGCCTCCAAAGTACCCCTATGGGCATTAACATTTTTTGTATTATATTCTGTCATATCACTATCAATTTTTGGCATACTCTCTAATCTTTTTTTTCCATCCTTTGTAGATTTATTCCACACCAAATCATTGCCTTTTGGATAATTTAAATTCCATTCTACATTCGATTTTTTTAGAAGTTTCCTAGCTTTCTTATTAAGAGGAAGTATATAACGAAATTGTTTTCCATGTACTTTAAGTATATTTTTATAGTCAAGAAAATCTTGAGTTAACCAATATATTCTTTCACCTTTTTTACCCACAAAAAAATCTGGTTCTCTTTCAAGTTTGAATTGCACATTTTCTTCACACAATTTTCTAGCAGATCTTGGATGTATTTTTTCACCTTTATCACTAATGTAAATCTGTGTCCAAATAAATCCACCATATAAAAAGTTTGCAGCCTGATACACATAGCCAGGCTTTCCCATTATACCATCTGCCCATGTATAAAGAAACTGTCTTTCTGGGGTATTTACTTTCATCCACTTCACCACAGCAGAAATCATTTGTGATTCAGAGTTTTTTGGCATTTCTTCTTTCATACACATCTTACCAATTTCATAATAATTCTTCGTATCTAACCCATCAAATAATTTTGCAATTGTTGCTTTTGGTTGTGTTCCCCATCCCAATGTTAAAACACCAACAAGTTCATTTTCAAGATAACAACCAAGAAAATGTTTTGTAAGTTTGGGCATAATTTTTGAATAATGCAAAGACTGTATAAAGTCAGTTGCATATGACCTAGAAACTTCTTTAATTTGAAATTCGTATTTCATTAATATTCCATTATATTTTTAAATCCCAAAGTATATCATTATCTAATCAATCAATCTTTGTTTGCCTGAATCCCACCTTTCAATAATATTTAACTTGTCTTCAGCCTCAGCAATCAAAGCAATTTGTTCATCAACTGCTTGTACAATATTCGAATGTTCTCCAATACCAGCTGCATTGTGGGTGTATACTGCTACGTTTGCCCCTGCAACTGCGATGTCACCTTCATACTTCTTTTTAAGTGCTTCTAAAATATAGTCCATCTTATTTCCCTTATATTTCTAAATCTTGAGCTTCACTATAAAGTGATCTCATTGTATTTTTTAGTCTATCTTTACTTAATGTAACGTCTAACTGGTCAATATATTTTTCCAGTAACGTCATTGTGTCTTCTGTATTTTCTACAATATCATCTGATACATTCTCAGCATCTAACTCTGAGAAGTCTTCTATAATTTTGACTTCATATGCATCTGCTAAAAGCAACCTATCAACAAACTTATCAAAATCATATAAATCTTTTTTGTTTACAACAATCAATTTTACATATTGATCTTTGTATTGTGTTATATCGTGTTTAGTATAATCCTCTTGGGTATCATCATAGTATATCTTTCTAAATAATGTATACGGATTAACTATACGTTCTAGTTCTCTCGTATTTGTATCAAAGATATGAAAACCCTTTGGGTCTTGAAAATCTGACCAATTAATTTCATAGGGTGTGCCTAGATAATAGATTTGACCATCATCAGACTTGTGGTGAAAGTGGCCACTAAACACAGTATCAAATCTTCTAAATAATTTTCTATCCCAACCACCTTCTGCAAACTGACCACGATGCATTTCAAAACCATTAATTTCTAAATGACCAAACAAAATATCTGATTTTGCAGTATTTAAAACATTTATACACTCATCATAGTTATTAGCATTAATCCAAGGCATAAAAACAATATCTGTTCCATCAAAGTTTACAACCTCTGGGCCAGTGTATATTTTAAATCTGTCTTTACCAACCAGCTCTTCCATAGAATTAACTTCGTTGGTATTTTTGTAATAGGTGTCGTGGTTGCCGATAATGATGTGTAAGTCAATACCAAACTCTTTAAACTTGTTTATAAATCTTTTACGAAAATCATTTGCAATTCTAAAACTTATAAACTTACGTCTGTCAACAACATCTCCCAGATGAACACAAGTGGTTATTCCTCTTTCCTTTAGAGTTGGAAAGAAAGTGTTTTCATAAAATTTAAAAAAGTATTCATTAAAGTTAAGGTTATCATTTCTTGCGCCGAAATGAGTATCGGTCAAAAGTGCCATCTTCATAATATAGTTTTGATCCTTTTAATTAGGAAGATCACTTCTGTCATATCCATGACCTACTTCACGTTCATCTTCATCTTCTTCCATAAAGTTTTCAAGACCTTTAGTCTTATTCACTACTTTCTTTTTTGGTTTATAAACATCTTCATCTGGCAACATTACACTTGGGTCAAAGCCCTGTACACTATAATGGTTAGTGTCGCCTTCGTTAACTGTCCAAGATTGATAACTAATATTTTCAATCATTTTATTTCTAACGTGAGTTTGTTTTTTTTCTTTTGCAATCCTACGCAGAAAAGCGTAGTATATAATTTGAGTAAAATACGCAAAGGGATTCTTTGATTTCTCTGGGTCAAAATTTCCACAATACTGCAAACAATTTTCAATACCGTCAGAAATCATTTCATCTCTATAAGTGTAATTTATAAAGTTTGGTCTATACGATAAGTGAGTTGCAATCTTTAAAAAACATTCCCCAATATAGTTATTTACTTGTGGTCTAACTCTATCTTCTTCGGGTAAATCTTTTTGTTCTTCTTCTGCTAACTTACACTCAGCTTTCCAATCGGTCATAGCTTGAAGGAAAACTTTATTTTCAACATAATGTTCTCCCTTTGCTTTTTTAGTTTTTGTCATCTTCCATTTCCTTTTTTCAAGTCAGACATATACTATACTATATTGACACAATAAAGTCAAGTAACTAATAAAAATAATAATAATATGAAAGGAGACTTGACAGGGGCTGTTCACAGTGGTAATATAGCTGTGTTGGTTGGTTAAGTTAATGATATTTAAATTTAGTATTATCAGATGTTTCAAGTGCTGATGTTACTTCTTCATATTCTTCATCAAACATTTCTTCATCTGTTGGCCCATTATCATCTATTACAATTGAATTGTCAACTATTTCTTCTGTGAACCTACTCTGTTTTTTAACAATATTTTTATAATAAGCTGACAATCCGATTGAAGCTCCTGTTATAACAATTACATGACTTTCTTTAATTTCAAAATGTTTGTCTTCTGTAAAGGGTGATATCCAAGCAGAAAGATGTAGAGATTCTATATGTCCATCAGAATCATCATCATGTACCACTTCCATTTTTAATGGGGTTCTGATTATATACGTTTGATTAACGTGTTCCACAGCTTCACAAATAATATTGTCACCATTTGTTAACTTAACGACTTTATAATTTGTTTCCATTTTCATCCTTTTTTTCTTAATTATGTAAATATATTTATGGGTCTACAATTTTACCTTACTAATTTGGTAATCAAATTGTTGTTCATTGTATAATGATATTCTTTCAGAAAAATGATTTAATGTAAAATTACGTTTATTGTTATGAGATACATCATCTGCAATATCAAATATTAAAACGGAATGTTTAGTATCGGTTTTACGCAGTCCACGCCCAAGACTTTGGAGCACTCTGATCCTACTTTTGCTGGGAGAACTGAACACGATGTTATTGATGTTCCTAATATTAATACCAGTACTAAACGTACCATAGCTCGCGAGTATGATTGATTTCTTTTCATTTTCTACAACTCCCCTTATTTCTTCTCTTTCTGATGTATCTGTTCCACCATACACAAAAAATGTTTTTCTATCTGTAATTGTTTCTTGAACTTGGTCATATAATGGTTTACCATGTTTTTCAACTAATTGAAATAAACAAAGCGTATTACCATCTAAGTGTTGCAGAAGATTAACTATGAAGTCATTTCGTTTCTCATTCGTTGCAAGATACTCCAGTTCTTCTGCATATGTCATTTTCTCACGAATGTTTTTATGTTTTAAAACAATACACTTAACAGTCAAATCTGCAAGTGTTTTTCTGTCTATAAGCTCCTTAGTCGTTACAATAGTTTCAGTAGTACCAAATAGACCTTCTAGTACTAAGCGATGCGTTAGCGTTCCATCTAGGGTGCCTGTAAGTCCAAAACGGTACTTACA